GTGTCTGGAGAGGTTACAAACCAACAGGAATTAGATAGGAATATATCAAGTGGTGCAAGTTTTTAAAATAATACAAATAATACAAATCAAGTTAACATAATATAAAATAATTAGATATGAACGAATTAGAAACTTTTGAACTATTTATAGATGACGCTAGAGAAGAGGATGGCATAGAAGCTATCTCTTTAGTTGAATTTCCTGCAATAGAAGAAAACTTTGTTGCATTAAGTAAACATAAGGTAGAGTTTAAAACAGTAGATACCGAGAAGAGGATTATAGTTGGTCTTGCTTTAGTTCCAGATAAGCCTATTTATAGACGTAGCGGAAAGACTGAGTACAATATCATATTCTCTAAAGAAACAGTAAGAAAAGCTTCTGAGCTATACTTAAAACGCCTTAAACTAAACAATGCTACATTAGAACACGATGAGCAAATGACAAGTGGTGTATCTGTTATAGAGTCTTGGATAGTAGAAGACCCAGAAAAAGATAAGACTGCTTTATACGGATTAAACGCTGTTGAAGGTGCTTGGGCTGTAACTATGAAGATAGATAATGATGAGGTATGGAAAGATGTTAAGTCTGGAAAGTATTTAGGATTAAGTATTGAAGGTATGTTTAGCGACAGGGCAGAAGATGTTGAAGAGGTTGAAGCTGAAAATATATTAAGTGAACTTAAAAAATTATTATCTAATGGCTAAAGCAGTTTATTGCAAGTGCAAGAACACCTACTCTATTGATTGTGATAAGGATGGTAAGAAATGTAAGTCTGATGAATATTGGAAGCAAGGAATAGGCTCAATATACAAAGAGACTGAGGAGTAAAAACAAGACATTAAATGTGTGAATAGTTATATTAATATAAATCAATAAGTATGAAAGCAACAGAAATCCTTAATAGCGTAAAAGAGCTTTTAAACCTTTCTAAAGAAGAGGTAAAAGTTGAAGACGTTATTACAGAGGAAGTGGTAGAATTATCTACCGAAGAAGTGATTGAGACTATCGAAGAAGAAGTAAAGGAAGTTATCCTTGCTGAAGAACCTAAAAAAGAAGTGATTGTTGACGAGGTAGCGGAAGCACCAGTAGCAAATTACGCTACTTTTGAAGAGTTATCAGCAGTTAAACTAGAATTACTATCTATGATTAAAGCTTTAATCGAAGACAAATCATCTGCAGATATTAAAGAAGTTCCTCAAGAGTTATCATCACAAGAAGAGGTTGAATTATCTGAAGAAGTAATACATTCTCCAGAAGAAGCAATCGAAACTAAAAAAAGTTTATTATCAAACCCAAACAACTCTATGACTACAGAACAAAGAGTCAATAGAATGTTATTCAATTAAAACTATATAAAAATGGCTACTACTACAAGTATTACTACTACTTATGCTGGAGAATTTGCAGGAAAATACATTTCTGCTGCACTTTTAGCAGGTAACACAATCGCAAATGGAGGATTAACTATCAGACCAAATGTGAAATTCAAAGAAGTTGTAAAAAGATTGGAATTAGACGGTATCGTAAAAGACGGTACTTGTGATTTCGCTGATACATCTACTTTAACATTAACTGAAAGAATCTTACAACCTAAAGAGTTACAAGTTAACTTAGAATTGTGTAAGAAAGACTTCCGTTCTGACTGGGATGCTATCCAAATGGGATATTCTGCTTTTGACAACTTACCAAGCTCTTTCCAAGAGTATTTAATCGGTTATGTTGCTTCTAAAGTTGCACAAAAGAACGAACAAAACATTTGGGCAGGAGCTGCTGCTGAAGGTTCATTTGATGGATTTTCTACATTATTAGCTGCTGATGCTGGAAAGGTTGCTGTAACTGGAACTGCCGTAACTGCTGCAAACGTTGTTGAAGAGTTAGGTAAAGTTGTAGATGCTATTCCTTCTACTTTATACGGAAGAGAAGATTTAAGCATCTACGTTCCACAAAACGTATTTAGAGCTTACAAACGTGCTTTAGGAGGATTTGCTTCTGGAGGTCAAGGTGGTGCAGGTTTTCAAGATAAAGGTAACAACCAAGACATCAACATTGAAAGCTTTGATGGTGTAAAAATCTTTATGGCTAATGGATTACCTTCTGACAAGATGATTGCTACAACTAAAGATAATTTACACTTTGGAACTGGATTAATGTCTGATGCTCAAGAAGTTAAGATTTTAGATATGGCTGATTTAGATGGTTCACAAAATGTAAGAGTAATTATGAGATTTACTGCAGGTGTTCAATACGGAATTGCTTCTGATATCGTAACCTACGGAATTGCATAGTAATAAATAAACTAAACTAAAAAAGAGGTGGTCGGTATAACTGCCTACCTCTTTTTTTATTAACTAATATAAAAATATAAATTATGAGTTGTGATATTGCAAACGGAAGGTTAGAGCCTTGCAAAGATAGCGTTGGAGGTATTAACGCAGTATACTTCGTAAATTACGGAGATATAACAGGTGTTACTTACGATGCTGTAGATGTTGATGTAATTGATGCTGTAGCAGGTTCTCCAAGTGCTTACAAATTTGACGTTAGAGGTAGCTCTACGTACTCAGAAAACATTCAATCAAGTAGAGAGAATGGAACTACTATGTTCGAGCAAGTTTTAGAGTTATCTCTTAAAAAATTAAGTAAGGAAGACCATAAGACAATTAAGTTGTTATCTTTTGGAAGACCTCAAGTAATTATTGAAGACAATAACGGAAACCTATTATTGGCTGGACTTGAACACGGTGCTGATGTTACTGGTGGTACAATCGTTACAGGTGGTGCTATGGGAGATATGAGTGGATATACTTTAAGTTTTACAGGTATGGAAAAAGCTCCTGCTAATTTCATCGGAGATACTTTATCTGGTGCTGGATTTACAGTTGTTGTAGGTGTTTAATTCTTACTACTAATTATCTATTAAACCCTGCCATTTGGTGGGGTTTTCTTATTAAATAAAACAAAATATTAATTTTCAGTTATCTTATTATGTTAATATTAGAACCAACAGCAGGAGAAAAAACAATCACAATAGCACCTAGAAGTGCTTATTACAATTCTCTTAAATCAAGAGTATTAAGTGAATATGGAGTTTACGAAGAGTCTGATTGTATTGTTAATTTTATGAATAAAAGCTACTCGATAAGGTTAAGAAGAGATGGGGATGGAAAAGAAGAGATTTTATCAAGTGTTCAAGTTACTGGAATTACTAACTTTACCCAAATTAAATTCTTGCCAACAATATTGCAGGAGGACTCTACTTACTACTTAGAGATAACTAATGATGGAAAATTATTCTATAGAGATAAAATATACGTTACATCTCAAACAAGTTCAGAAATGTTAGTAGATAAACATAAAATAGGTAATGGTACAGTCTATAAGTCTTTTAACGAATTAGATGATAACAAATACATAATAAGATAATGAGTACAAAAAAAGACAATAAAGTTTATAAGGATAGTATTAGAGTTGTTAATATGTCTTCTTATCAAACACCTTCAATAGAAGAGGTTCATAATAAAGAATGGGTTTCTTTTGGAGACAATAATGATTATTTTGATAATCTAATTGATAGATACGTTGATAGTCCTACTAACGGTAGATGTATTAATGGTATTATTGATATGATTTATGGTAGAGGTTTAGAGTCTACTAATTCAGAATTATTTCCTGCTGACTATGTTAGGATGAAGAAATTACTTAGACCTAGAGAGGTTAAGAGACTTGTTAATGACTACAAATTGTTAGGTCAAGGAGCTATGCAAATTACCTATAATAAAGCTAAGACTAAGATACTAAAGGTTTCCCACTTTCCTATGGAGACATTAAGAGCAGAGAAAGCATCTAAAGGTCAAATAAAGGCTTACCATTATCATCCTTCTTGGAAGAAATATACAAACTCAGATACACCTAAAAGAATACCTACTTTTGGAAACGGAACTAAAGGTCAAGTTAATGAACTTTACATCTTTAAACCTTACAGAAGTGGCTTTTATTATTATGCTACTGTAGACTACCAAGCTTGTTTACAATATGCAGAATTAGAATCAGAAGTATCTAACTATCATATATCAAATATACAAAATGGTTTACAGCCTAGTTTATTTGTTAACTTTAACAACGGAGTTCCTAATGCTGAGACTCAAGCAAGTATAGAGACTAAGATAAACCAAAAGTTTTCTGGTAGTTCTAATACAGGTAAAGCGATTATAGCATTTAATGAATCTGCTGAGACTCAAGCTAATATAGAGGCTATTCACTTGCCAGATGCTCACGCTCAATATCAGTTCTTATCTGATGAAGCAAGAGAAAAGATTATGTTAGGTCACGGTATTGTATCTCCAATTCTATTAGGTATTAAAGATAATACAGGTTTTGGTAACAATGCAGAGGAATTACGTACAGCTTCAGTATTAATGGATAACGTAATTATTAGACCGTTACAAGATGGTGTTATTTATGGCTTAACAGAGATACTTGAATTTAACAATATACACCAAGATTTATACTTTACAACATTACAACCTATAGAGTTTACAGAATTAGATAATATAGAGACTAAAATCAAGAGAGAAGAAGAAACTGGAGAGAAGTTATCTGCTGAAGAACCAAATGGAGATTTCTCTGAAGAACAGGGAGATGATATGCTAGGTCAATTAGAAGGCTTAGGAGAGGTTTTAAGCGATGAATGGGAGTTAATCCATAGTGAAGCATACGAAGAGGATAAAGAGTCTGTTAAAATGGCTGAAATCAAGTATTCTGA